AACCAACATCTCACAAAAAATATATCATAGAAAAAATTAAGATTGCAAGAAGTTATTTACCAAATGCAAACATAAGTCTTAATACAAATTCAGATTACATGACAAAAGAATATCATCAACAACTATTAGAAGCAGGTGTAAGTAATTTTGCCTTTCAAGCTTATATGAGAAATGGTGCCACAGCGTTTGATGAAAATGAGGTGTTTGAAAGAATTAATAAAATATGTGATAAATTAGAAGCACCAAGAATACAAAAAGAAGGCCAACAAAATAGAGAATGGATTATACACAAATTACCAGATAGATTTAAAGGTAAAATACACGCAAGAAATTATTGGAACAATGGCGTAAATAGAGCAGGTACAGTTTTAGATACAGATTATATAAGAACACAACCTTGTACTAGTATGAACAAAGGAGTTTATATAGATTACAATGGTAGTATGACGGCTTGTTGTGATATGTTAACACCAGAATTACATAGTAAATGGGAGGTGGGCAATTTAGAAAAAGAACCAAACTTATTTTTAAATTATACTAGTAAATTTTATACGGCGTTTAGAGATAGAATTACCAAAGCAGAATGGTATCCTAATTCGCCATGCTTAAAATGTAAAAGAGATGTAAGAGGAAGTCTAGCAAGATGAAATTAGTAAATAATTGGTTTTTACCAGATTGGGATAATCACTTTCATAAAACAATGAAAGGTGGTGTTTATCAAAAAAAACAAAGAGATTTAGCACTTTATTATGTTAAAGATTGGGATATAGCCATTGACATTGGTGCAAATGTAGGTTTATGGACAAAAGACTTATGCGAAAAATTTAGATTTGTTTGGGCATTTGAACCTGGTCCAGAAAATTGGGAATGTTGTCATAAAAATCTAACATTGTATAAAAATTACCAGCTAGAACAATGTGCTTTGTCCGATAAAGAAGATGATAACGCTGTTTTATATTCTACTAGTGATAGTTGTGGTGATATGAGATTGAAACCAGTAGGTAAAAAACAAAAGATTAATGCTTATGTAGAAGTTAGACCATTAGATAACTATTACCATGAACTTATGCCAAAGTATGCAGGTAAAGTTGGTCTAATTAAGATTGATGTACAACAACATGAGAAAGAAGTTTTACTTGGCGCTAGAAGAATATTAGAAGAACATAGTCCAGTTATTTGTATTGAACTACCAACTAGAGATAAAGAAGAACAAGAATATAAAGTTATATGTAAAAATATATTAGGCGGTTTAGGCTATCGTGAAAAAGCTAGCCACGGTAAAGAAACTATTTTTATAAAGGATTAGTATGTGTGCAATTCATGGTATAGTTGATGTGAAACCAGAGTTAATGATGAAGATGGTTAAGGCCGCTCATCATAGAGGTCCTGATGGTAATGGTATATTTGAAGATGATTATATAACACTAGGTCATAATCTATTATCAATCGTAGGTCAAGTAGAAGAAAGTAAACAACCTTATCATTATGAGGATTGTGTATTAGTTTTTAATGGTGAGATATACAACTACAAAGACCTATCACATAATCCTAAAACAGATACAGAAACATTAGCGATTGGTCTAAAAAAAGAAGGCTGGGAGTTTC